AATCACAAGTGTATGCTTGTGACTATTGCGACAGCGTTGGTGCTTATACCCGTATTGTGGGTAATCACTGTTATGCTTTTAATAGTATTTTAAGGGAGATTATGATGAGATATACTTTTTCAGACTATAAGAGAGAGTTGAAACTGACCATTGCAAATACCTACCTGTTACACAAGCAGGCGCTACGTGTTACCAGTTTCAGTTGGCAAAGTGACGACATCGAGAAGCTATACATGGCTACTTGGGCGAAAATCAACAAAGACTCAGGTGAAAATGTTGCGCCAGCCCTTATTACAGATAAGGACGTAAGAGAAGTCAAACAGGCAGTTGCCGCAGCGGCATGGGCGCTTCAAATTGAGGACGGAGAAGGGAAATAATATGGAAAAGCTAACAGACAGACACGGCTACGCATTGACCGAGAAGAAGATTCTCGACATCCGAGAAGAGCGCAACGGTACTTACTACGGAGTAGTAGTGGGTGACCTGTACAACAAGGATGGCAATTACTCACCACTATACAAAGAGCTTGACGCTAAAGGGTGGATAAGTCGCATGGATGAGAGGAACAACGCCCTAGTATATCGGACATCTAGGCAAACAGTCGGCGCATTTAAGGTCTACAATGAGGCCTATGCAAAAACCAGCGCATATGGGTGGTATGAGGTCATGAAAATCTCTTCCCACGAGTGGGCAGTAATAGAATACTATCCTGATGGTAGTGCGGATTATCGGACTTTTGAGGAATCGAAGGCCGTAGCGGTTGCGGTTGCGAGGCGTATGGCAAGCAGCAATAAGACACAGGCTCCATACTTTATTGACCACGGCGTCAAATATTATAATAAGGAGGCTTACTAAGATGAGCGGGCCGACCATGAGTGAAGATGAGCTACTGGCTAAATACGAGCTAGGCACATATCTCGATGGCCTGCGCGATTCACTTGAGATGACAAAATCAGAGATACGCAAGGCAATAAAAATAATAGAGGAGGGCGAATAATGTCCACGACACCATCAACCATAAGAATAAAGGCTATAAGAGAAGGAGATAATATGTCATTAAATTATAATTTCTCAAAAGTCAACGACTTCGAGACACTACACGAGAACGGGCGAGAGTGGTCAAAAACCGATAGGCTCATATGGGTCTGTATGAGTATCGGTATACCGAGCATTACCGACGACAATTACGGGGAGTTCTATGCACGGCTTCATTTTGTGGAGCTTCTGCAAGGCGCTAGACGGACGGAAGACGGCAAGTCTGTTTACTTTACCGTTGATGACGTCAAGCGACGCATCGGACTCACTACGAACGGCAGCAAGCAAGCGCATGCTCAGTTTGTGAAGATGGTCACAGATAGGTTCTTCACCGAAACAAAGCAGGCCATCGAGTTTCACGAGGAGAAGCTATGAGCACCACACTACGAGAAGTCATCGAGGCGGGAGGCTATAACCTCGCAACCCTCGACGACGCCAATTGGCTACTGGGCGTGGAAGATGAGTTCAATGAGCTCATCGAGCAGGCGGATGAGCTAGTGGACGCCGAGGAGGCGAGACTATCCGAGGAGGAGGGCAGTGATGAAACATGATAGATTTAACGAGATACACCGTCGTCTCTGTGACGATTGCTACAATGCGTACCTCGATTTTCGTGACGAGCAAGCGGACGAGGCACGGCTAGACGCACCACAGGAAGATGAGCGGGCCGACCATGAGTGAAGATGAGCTACTGGCTAAATACGAGCTAGGCACATATCTCGATGGCCTGCGCGATTCACTTGAGATGACAAAATCAGAGATACGCAAGGCAATAAAAATAATAGAGGAGGGCGAATAATGTCCACGACACCATCAACCATAAGAATACCAGTGCTTCACTACGAGGAAATCACTGATTCCGCACAGCTCAATGGTGTGACGCTCGGTCTCGACCGATTCATCACCAACGATGGCGGAAAGCAGTATCTCGTGGAGGTGTGGGCATGAGCGATTTTATCAATACACCCATGAAGCCGAATCGAGCTACCGCTAAGGTTGAGAAGGTCGACAAAAACAAGCAATTGCTCGATGAAGTGGTGGCAATCCACAGGGCCAATATTGCCGAATCGAAGCGAGATATCAAGCGGTCAAAGCTTCTTATCAAACAGGCGAGAATAATGTACAAATTAAGCAAGATTGAGGAGACAAAGTAATGTCAGGAACAAAAGCTGGCGGCATGAAGGCCGCAATGAAGAATCTACAACGAGAGCCAAACTTTTACGCCCGAATCGGCAGTATCGGTGGTAAAAACGGTCACACGGGCGGTTTCGCCGCCAACCCAGAACTAGCTCGCATTGCGGGCGCTAAGGGCGGACGTAAGAGCCGTCGCACCAAATAATAAGGAAGGAATACTATAATGGCACAAAATGAATTAGTCACCAAGCTTGAGAAGAATATGAACGCAATGGCCAAGCTCAATAAAGAGATTGAGAAGGCCGTTGGCGTGCAGATGCAAAAACTCCAGACGCTTAAAGAGCAGGACGCAGACATGCGTCAAGCAATCCTCGAAGCGATGGAAGCAAACGATGTCAAGGAGTTTGACGGTGATTTAATCAAAATCACCCGAGTAGCTGCGAGCACTCGCACCACGTTTGACAGCAAGAAGTTTGCTGAGTCAATGCCGAAGACATATGCTAAGTTCTTGAAAACTGGGACGACCAAAGCTTACATTAAGCTACAAGTCAAGGCGTAGCGCATGAAGCGTTATGCGAAAGAGTTCGTAATATCCACTGCGCCACAAAGGTCGGCGCAGTGGTTTGCGGAGCGAGCAGGCAAGCCCTCAGCGAGTGGGCTTGGCGCTCTGTTCGACACGCTCAAGGACAATGTGACGCCGAGTGCAAGGTCGAAGGAGTATCGAAGGCAATTGGCGTATGAGCGAAAGTTTGGCGTCACCTTCGAGCGATTCCAAACGAAAGCGATGGCCGATGGAATCTTCTTCGAGGACTTCGCCAAAAGGGTATACACCGAAGAGACTGGCAATACTCTCACTGAGGCATTTTCATATATCTCGGACTGGTTCGTCGCCACTCCCGACGCTAATGTCATCGAGGAGACTCCGATAGACCCAAGCACGAGTATATATAAGAAGGGACTACTTGAGTGCAAGATTGTCGGCGACAAGACTTTTATGGAGCTTATAGAGAGTGGTATTTCACTTGACCATGACCTGCAAACTCAAGGGCAGCTAATGGCGAGTGGGCTTGATTGGGTCGACTACATCGTGGTCAACCTTAAGACTAGGGCCTATTTCATCCTACGGGTGAAGCGCAACGAGAAGCTCATCAACCGCATTTATGAGCGCCTACACGAGCCACTGGATTTGCCAGAGCTCGGAGATGTTGGCGTCAAGCGATTCGACGAGTTCTTACTTCTCGACTTTATGGGAGAGAATCACATCGAGCACGAACCAATTATTATTGAAGATTTAGGATTTTAAGGAGTAGACTATGACAATTCACGTCACCTACGTCCCGTCGACCTACCCGCCAGGCACGACCGACGGCACAGAATATACGATTATACCAATTAGATAAATAACTATTGAATTGTTTACTTTGGTGTGCTATACTAAGCGTACAGCAACAGCAAGGCTACAAAGAAGGAGAAGATATGAGTACACAATTAACTTTAATTCTCGGGAAAACGGGCACTGGTAAATCTACTAGTCTTCGTAACTTCACGAAGATGGATGGTATCGGCTACATTACCGCAACAGGTAAGCCGTTGCCGTTTAAGAGTGACATCCCGCAATTTCATGCGAAGAGCTATGCGGAACTGACGGCGGTTATTAACCAGTCGGAAGTACCCATCATCGTCATCGACGACTTCAATTACTTCATGAGTTTTGAAGAGTTCAGTCAGGCGAGCGTGAAGGGGTACGAGAAGTTCACGCAGATGGCGGTCAACGTGGTAAATGTCATCGACCTCATCACCAAGAAGAACAGCGACCAGCGCTTCTACATCCTCGCCCACAGTGAGAATAACGAGAGCGGTGATTTGCGACTCAAGACTACGGGCAAGATGGTGAGCGATAAGTTCGTTCCAGAGGGACTGACAAATCAGGTCGTCGAGACCGCAGTCCTGGACAAAGAGTTCGTCTTCAAGGTCAAGACAGATGGTACGGGAATCAAGACTCCTATGGGCATGTTTGACACCCCGACTATCCCGAATGACTTGAAGGTACTTGATGAATCAATTAAGGCGTTCTATGCGCCAGCAAAGGAGACTAAAAAGTAATGTTTGATAATTTCAATCATCCAAGCCCCGCCAGGTTTGACCCAATATATCCAAACACGAGACGCTTTACAGAGAGTGTTGACCGCCTGGGTGCAGAAGAGACGTTACCCTCTGGAGTAGATGCAGAAGTTGAGTTAATCGCTCGCTCTAGCTATCGACTTGGTCACGCAGAAAGCTATGCGCAGAGTGAAACGCGGCGCGCTGAAGAGCTCCAAACAAGTCTGCGCGATACTAAAAAGCTCTTAGAAGACGCTCAACGCGACGCTCGTATTTACAAAGAGCGAGCAGATACCCGCTATGACGAGTCTGAGAAGCATCGCAACGAGGCTATCAAGTGGCACGACAAGTTCGTGAAGCTAGACAAGAAGGTCAACCCCAGTAAATATAAGGTCAAGAAGTCCAAGAAATAATGGCGAGCAAACTCAAAATGGCACAGAATAAGTTTTACCGTGACAACAAGGAAACGCCGTCGCGTATGAAACGAAACCGTAAACGTAATTACATTAAGAAGGAGTCATAACTATGGCACAGACAGAAGACGAAAAACTACAAAAAAGCTTATTCACCGAGCTCGAGAAGACCGATGTGAAGGTGTCGAGCGATAAGGTCGACGAGATGAAGGAGAATATCCTGAAGGAGCATGGCGGAGGTAGTTACCTCGGTATCGGCGTCCACACGGTATTTATCCAGTCCGTCGAGCTCATCAAGGCCAACTCGGGCACGCTAGGCATGAGGCTCAACGTCGCGAACGCTGATGGTAAGAACGATGCAACCTTCTGGCTCAGTGAGGCGGCACTGCCGTACACCATCGAGAACGTGAGCCGCCTCGTCGTACATAATACGGCCGATGAGAAGAAGGCTGAAGCTCGCAACTTCATGAGTAACATCGTGAGCGCCAAAGAGCTGTTCGAGGTTGCACAGGCTAAGCTCATCGACGGCGTTGCCTATTTATCGGTTAAGGTGAGCAAGACTCAGACCTATACCGACACTAAGACGGGCGAAATCAAGCCATCGCTTGAGAAGAACCTGTTGAGCTGGGAGCCAAAGGCCGACGTAGCGCAAGCCGCTGCTAAAGACGTGGGCGGCGGAACACCCGCTACCAATGCCGAGAAGCTAGAGATTCCATTCTAATATTAAGGGGCGATACGCCCCGCTATGGACGGTTTAGAAAAACTAATTTAGGAAACTACTTGAGCGCCCACCTCTCTATGTAGCCTTTGCGCCTGAATTAGCAAATAGACCGTCCATACTGGGGCGTATCAGATTGAGCGTAGTCGGAGGGGGTGGAGCTCTGAATCACCAGATGTATGTCATTAGCCTTAGCGGGTGAACGCATTGCGGAAAAAACTAGAGTAGACGCCCTGCTTGCAGGGGAATCCTAGCATATAGATGATAATGCACCCCCCGCGCATACGCTTAATCAATACTTGTAGATTGAGTGTATTGTACTGGTAGCAAAGGGGTATCGGTTGTGTGTACACACCCTAAAAACGCCGATACATAGTTACTGCCAGTATCGTGCACTCAAGGAGAAATATATGTTAGAGCGCAATTTCAAGAGTAAGCAAAAAGAAGATTTCGAGAAGATGGGCTGGATATTTATTCAGCTTGTCGCTGATTCGGGAGTGCCTATGGGCTTCCCCGACACGCTCTGCCTGTCACCAACTGGCTACGCTTGTTATGTGGAGTGGAAGAAATCGAAAGATGCTAAGAAGCAACCACTTCAACGGTACTGGAACAAAAAACTTAACAGCATAGGGCATGACGCATTTTTCGTCTACCCTGAGAATGTGGAGGAGTGGAAAAATGAAGTCATTTATAAAAGCAATCATATCTCGGTTATTTACTAAAAAAAGTTATGGCGTTAATGTAAAAATACTTTGGCATGACCATAATGGGAAACTAAAATCTTTGTCAAAAGAGTATATTACCTCTCATGATAATTTTGTCGCTGTGCTATACCCAAAGGGGTATGAAGTAAGAATAGAGATTAAGCGATGAATCTATATCCTTCACAAGAAAATTATTTGACCCGTCTCGGCGACCGCCCCTATCTCTTCGCAGAGGTCGGTACGGGCAAGACGCTCATGACACTATTCAGGGCTCACCGACTCGGCGCACGCAAGGTATTTGTTGTCTGCCCAGCCTCAGTCCGTGATACGAAGGTATGGGAGCTTGACCTTGAGAAATCAGGGCTAGAGTTCGACGAGTTCCAGGTTGAGGGTTTCAGCTTTTTGCAGCGCTTCAAAACAATTGATTTTACTAAGTATTGTGATTTCTACATAATAATCGACGAGGCCCACAAGATTAAGAATAGCCAAAGCCTTCAGGGTATGGGCGCGTTCAAGCTCTGTACGCTCACGCAACGCGGCTACTCGTTCCTCAGTGGTACACCGATGAGTAAATGGGCGGACGCGGTCAACTACGCGAAGATTACGGGACTCGTGAAGCACAAGACTGAGTTCTACCGACGATTCGTGGTCGAGCAGCGCTCATACTCCCATAAGGGTATGGATATTGTAGGCTACCGAGACACCGATACACTCGTGAAGTGGTGGAACTCAATCGCTCTACGGCTCAAGGCCGAAGATTGCGTCGAGCTTCCGAAGAAGCAGGTGCTTGATGTAGATATTCCCGTGAAACGCGGTGAGTATATCCGTATGCTCAAGGAGCGTATGACGAAAGACGGCGAGCCAATTGATAGTGCGCCGAAGCTGACATGGGCACTACGCAAATATGCAGAGGTCGCTCCCGAGAAGCTCGCATGGGTCGCAGAAAAGGTCGAGGGGCTAGAGAACGCGCTCATCTTCGCCAACACTATCGACGCTATCGAGAGCCTGAGCGCAAAACTCAAGGGCGCGGGCATAAGGCACGGTATCTGGTACGGAGCGAAGAAAGACAAGTTCGAGGACAATAACGTGATGATTGTGCAATATCAATCAGGTGGTACGGGGTTAAACTTGCAGAAGTTTAATACTACCATCTTCCTGTCGCCTTGTTACAGCTTCATTGATTATAGTCAGGCGATTGGTCGCACCTACCGCAACGGACAGACCAGTAAGTGTACGTTCTACCACCTGCGCGCCGCACACACTATTGATACCTCGATTTACGAAGCCTTGAGCGAGAAGCGAGACTTCGACGACAAATTAACAGATGTCCCGCCTCAAAGCTGGATGTCATTTATGGGAGAATGATATGAGTAAAGTTGAACCAGTCATCAAACAGACTGTCGGCGGGAAGTTTCATGCTGCTGGAGGTGTGGTGGATACACTTGAAGATGCGTTCGATAGGTGTGACGCCAAGTGTAGGGGGTGGAGCAACTACTTCTTCGTATTCCCCAGCATAAACGGCATTCGTAATGAAATATGCGGAGACAGGGCATACATAAGGGAGGCACTAAAATGACCGACATGTTAAACGTAGATATTCACACAGATGGAACAATTCGAGCGCGAAAAGGCTTCAAGACATTCGCTGGAATGGTTTGGCATTTATGGCTCATCAACCGCCGATACAATAAATTGGGCGTGAAGGGGGCTTTTACAGTCAGGCTTCCATTACCTGAAGGTGGTTTTGAAACTCGATATCAAACTGATTGGAGGAAGTTCAAATGAAAGACTTTGAGCCACGACCATTTCAAAAGGAAGTGTTAGACCGCATAAAAT